CAGGCCCTGTTTTCTCCCTCATGCCCCATTCGGAATCCCACTGAGGGCCTCCAATTTCTGTTGATTCAACGAAAAGATTCCATGGCATTTGTTGAATTCATACGTGGTAAGTATCACCCTCATCACGATGAATACATGGGAAAACTCCTACAAGGAATGACACAGAAGGAACATGAACTTCTTCGCACTCTGTCCTTTGAGCAATTATGGCAGCACATGTGGGGAGGAACATCGGGTGTCCGATCCCATAAGAGCGAATATCACTCTTCCGAACAGCGTTTTTCTCAAATGTCTCATCGGATTGCCGAATTAATGGAGCGCTATCCAACAACGTGGACGGAGTGCGAATGGGGATTTCCAAAGGGCCGACGGAATCCCTATGAGACCGATATGGGATGTGCCATGCGCGAGTTTCAGGAGGAGACGGGTCTCCATCGTGGCGATTATTCGGTCATTCATAACACACAGTCTGTCTCAGAAACGTTCTTTGGATCCAATATGGTTCATTACTGCCATAAATATTATTTTGCGATCTGTCATCCCCATGTGGACGTTCAGATGAATCTGCAGAATCCCCATATGACACGTGAGATTTCCGAAATCAAATGGTGTTCCTTAGAGGAGGCCATGATAAAGATTCGTCCGGATCATATTGAAAAGCAGGAACTCCTGCTCAAAGCAGGGAACATTATGAAGAATTTCTACCCTGTTTCCACATTGGATTCTCATCGGTCGATGTCTCGGAAGGCGTGATCGATTTCCTTCTCTAATTTATGATGTCCTACATAGAATGGCGGCGGTGAAAAGGACATTTAAAGACCCATTCGCAAATGACAGCGATGAAGAGACCTCGCCTGTTCCTGTGCCTGCTGCTCTCGCACCCGCGGCTCCTGTTGCAAAGCCTGTGCCTGTGCCTGTGGCAAAGCCTGCTCCTATCGCAAAGCCTGAACCTGTCTCTCTCGAGGAGTATCCCATTTCTAATTTTGTTTCTATGCCGATACGCAGACCCATTAGGAGACCTGTGACCGTCGCACCGAATCCCGTATCCGTCGCGGCACCTTCTATTCCTTCCTCCATACCTATTGCTGCTCCTGTGCCTGCTCCTGTGCCTGCTCCTGTGCCTGCTCCTATAGAAGAACCTATTGCTCCCGTGGCTCCTATAGAAGAACCTGTGGCTCAAGTGGAGGAACCTGTGGCTCAAGTGGAGGAACCTGTGGCTCAAGTGGAGGAACCTGTGGCTCAAGAATCTGTGGCTCAAGAACCTGTTGCTCCCATGGCTCAAGTGGAGGAACCTGTGGCTCCCGTGGCTCAAGAACCTGTGGCTCCCGTTATTTTGAATGCTCTTGCAAATGACATCCCTCCGATCCAGATTCCTATGAGTGGTGTGAGATCCATCCGACGCCCTAGACAGGTAATGCCCTCTCCTCCGTTGGAAGCCCCCGTGGAAGCCCCTGTGGCCCCCGTGGAAGCCCCTGTGGCCCCCGTGGAAGCCCCTGTGGCCCCCGTGGAAGCCCCTGTGGCCCCCGTGGAAGCCCCTGTGGCCCCTGTTGTTCCCGTGGCTCCACGTGCTCCTATCCGACGCCCCCAACGAGTAGTAGAACAAGCAGTAGAACGAGTTGCAGGCCCCCTTGCCTCCCTCACCGATCCCGAACTACTAGATCGATGGGACCTCACCACCGATTTTTCTGAGCGCGATACCATCCTCGCAGAACTCCAGCGACGTGACCTCTTTCCCTCTCAAGCCATGACACGGTGGGAACAAGAAACAGGCTCCTATCCTGATGTCATGGATCCTGAATTTCTACAGAAACTCCTATCCAAACGGGAATTTGCCGAATCTCTCCAAACGACATGGAAACCCAATGCAAACCCCTGCGAAGACCAAGGCACCTTTGAGGTTACCCCCGTTCAGCGATTCGTCGCCAACTTTATGTCACCCAAGACACCCTACATGTCTGCCCTTCTCTATCATGGAGTCGGCGTTGGTAAAACCTGTGCAGCCGTTCAAATCATGGAGGCCTGGCTGGAACATTTTCCCCATCAACAGGTGATTCTAATTGCTCCCCCCACGATTCAGCAGGGATTCTTTCGCACGATCTTTGATCCCTCCAAGGTCGTGATCGGACATGGAAACGAACCCAATACCGCCTCTCAATGCACAGGAACCACCTACTTGAAATTGACCAACATGTTGTATGAGCGCAATCTCAAAGTGATTGTGAATGCTGTGAATAAACTGATCAAGCGACGCTTCAAAGTATTTGCCTATATTTCCTTCGCAAACTATATTCGCGACCTCATCAAGGGCGTTCCAGGAAAAACCGATGAACAGAATGAGATCTATAAAAAACGGGCCATCCGAAATGCGTTTAGTGGAAAATTGTTGATTGTCGATGAAGCCCATAATCTTCGTGACATCGCAGAAGGTGACGAGCCCGCCCCAGAAGTAGGAGGGAAAGCGGAAAAGGGAGACGCCGCAGGTGGTAAATTACTGACCCCCTTTCTGCGCGACGTTCTCATGTATTCCGAGGGCATGAAGTTTTGCGCATTAACGGCTACTCCCATGTATAACAGTTATCGTGAAATCATATTCATGCTTAATCTGTTGTTGATCAACGATAAAAAAGCCACGCTTACCGAGGCGGACCTGTTCGATCGTGAGGGAAAACTTCTAGACAAGGGCGTAACACGATTGTCGTTTATTGCCCAACGATATGTCAGTTTTATGCGAGGAGAAAATCCACTGTCCTTCCCTGTTCGGCTCTTCCCTGAACAGATCGCACGGCTTTCCGCGTATCCTCTCCTCAATCCGCGACGAAACCCCATTGCAGAGGAGGATCGTGCCTATTACGAGCGCCTACCACTTTTCCCTGTCCCCCTTCAAGGACATGCTCTTCAGGCCTCTCGCGTATTCATGAATGCACTCGCCCCAGGTGGCGGAATCAATACGATTGATCTAGAGCGTCTCGTTCATGCGGGGAACATTGTGTTTCCCGCCACGGAATCCACCCAAGGAGAGACCTATGAGGCCTATTCTAGACGAACCGATGTCAATGCCCTTCTCTCCGTGTTTGATCGTGAGACCTCAGGGGGAGAGGTTCGTTATCGTGCCAAAGGGTCTGCTTCCTGGCTCGCGGTCGGCGCACTCGCCTCCTATAGTCCCAAGTTTGATGCCCTGATCCAGCGCATTCGCACGGCAGAAGGGTGTATCTTTGTGTATACGCGCTTTGTTAGTGGAGGTGCCATTCCACTCTCTCTGGCACTTGAGGCGAATGGATACAGCCCTTTTGGACGAAAAAGTTCCATCCTGATGGATGGGATCCAGGCGGCAGGGGGGCGCCAATGCGCCTCCTGCTCTCGGAAAGAGAAGGAACACGCAGGAGTCAGCCATACGTTTTCCCCCGCCTACTATGGAGTCCTAACAGGTGACCTAGCACTCTCTCCTCACAACGAGGCAACGATTACTGCCCAGCGGTCCTTTGAAAACGCCACAGGAAAGGTCATGAAAGTCATTATCGGATCACAGATTGCATCCGAAGGTGTGGACTTGCGATTTATTCGCGAAACTCATTTGCTGGACTCTTGGTTTCACTTGAACAAGACAGAGCAGATTTTGGGACGTGCGATTCGTTATCTCTCCCATTGCGCTCTTCCCTTGGAGAAGCGAAACAATACAGTCTATTTATATGTCGCGACACTTCCAGATGACGATCGGGAGACCGCCGACTTATACAGTTATCGCGTCGGATTTAAGAAGGCTGTGCTGATCGGCCAGGTCACGCGTGTCATGAAACAATCCGCCATGGATTGTAACTTGAATCATGATGCGATTCTGATTCAGGGGCAGCCGCCCATGAGAGAAGTGGATGCACAAGGTCTCATCCGCGAGGAAGTGAATATTAACGACATGCCCTTTACCGCGGTGTGTGATTGGATTGAAACCTGTGACTATACCTGTCGCCCTCAAATCGATGTTCGTCGTATTCCCATGGATGACTCCACCTATGATGAATATTCCGCACGATGGCGCATTCATCAATTGAAGGAACTCATTCGCAACCTGTTTGAGAAACAGTCATTTTATGCGACAGAAGACATGTGGGACATCTTAAAAGAGATCCCTCGCCATGTCGCAGTGGACTTTTTACAGGACATCGTAAACAATAAATCATTTCAAATTCGTTATCGAGAGTTGCACGGATACATTCGGTATTGTAATGGATATTATGTCTTTCAGCCGAATGTATACACCGATCTAACGATCCCTCTTGCGGTTCGGACGGCCTCCTTCCCTGTCAGACGTGATGCTTACCTTCCTGCTCCCCAGGAACAACAGGTGATTCCTGTCAACGTGGAAAACACTGAGGAACAGGAGCCGATTGGAGCCTTTTGGGCCGCGATGGTGTCTTGGATTCATGAGTTGGCCACGCACTCTGCTCATCTAGACCCACCTGCACAATTGGAGCAACGGCGTATGGCAATGGCGCATGGTGATACGAATATCATGGAGAGATATCTCTACATGGTGGAAATGATCTATTGGTTTCACACCTCTTTTCATGCATCTCCTCAACGGGATGTGCAGGCCTTTGAGCGTGCCCTCCTCTCTTATGTATGGGATGAATGGATCTCCCTGGAGGAACAGAAGGAACTGATGTTCACTGAAAAGCAGACACAGATGATTCAGGATGATCTGTATCACATGGGGCGACGTATCGTTCATCGTATCTTTGATCCTGCGACGGGAAAA